CTCTAACAGCCATCCATCTTCGTAGTTGGCTAATCGCTTGAACCAAAGTGTTTTACCCAGTCCCTGGGCTCCCTGTATGACCAGGATGCCTTCTAGCGCCACGCCTTCAGGTTCGCATGCGGCCGCTACACAAGATATTAACCACTTAGTCATGAGCAGCTCTTTTAGTTGTGTGTTACTGCTGGTTACGCTATCCAGGAAAGCTTGTAGCCTAGGCTTGCCATCCCATGCCCTGCTACCGATCCACTCTTTGACTGGGTTGTATTCCTTTGCCAGGAGCTTGAGGTAGTCTCTGACCTTTTGATGAGGGACGCCGATCTGTATGCATCGGTCCTCGATCTCGATCAGTGCTGCCTCTTCCTTGAGGTCAGCGATGAACTCTGTATTGGGTACGCTTATCTCCATCCGCTTTTTGATCACGTTGTAAACCACACTGATGTCGTTAACGATAAGAACGCCCTTCACATTATCTTTAGTGTTCAGGTAGCGGCCGTTGTCTGTGCGGTTAAAATCAAAAGCCGTCGGTACCGTGATCTCTTTAGTCGGCGTCACAAGCACACCCTCTTTGACCCCGTCATTATAGTCACCAGTCTTCACCGGCATAATGACTTTGGCTTCTACGCCCATGAGCTGTAATTCTTGATGGGCGGCTTCGGCTTTCTCCTGACCTACGCCACTCTCGTCGTTGTCAGCTACGATTACATGTTGTGCTTGTGGGAAGTAGCCACCTATGACCTTGACCACTTCTTTAATGTTGCCGGCGTCCCATGTAATGAAGGTGGGCTCTTTGTGCTGCTCGTAATAACTTGCGGCCGTTGCGTAGCCTTCGGCGTAGTTGATGATTGGCGCCGTCCTAATGTCTTCGACTCCGATCGCAAAGAACGAGCCCTTCTTCCTGGTGCCAGTCAAAAACTTTTTGACCCATCGCCCGTCCTCATCCTGGCTGCTTGATATGTATTGAAGGCCGACGATTTGATTCTTACTGCCCAGCACTGGGATAGCTAAGCGTTCAGATTGTGTGACCCGTAGACCGTAGCTGCCTACACCCTTTGCGGTTAGGTAGGGGTGCGAGTCGCAGGGTGCGAAACTCTCCCATAGTTCTTTGGCTTTCTTCGCAGTCTCTTCGTAGACCAGCTCCTGTCTCTGAGCAGCAAGCTCATTTAGATGTTTGATCCTTTCTCTGTCTGCTTTCGTAAACTTGGTCTCACCCTTGCCGGCTTTCCAGGTCGCCGTTGGTTTACTCTGGTCTACTCGATAGTCGCCACACATTCCGTAAGCGCGACCATCGTTCCAGAAGAACACATACCAGGCGTTCTGTTTTCTAGACTTGTCGCCTATGAACCTGGCGTGGTGGTATTGGTTATCGGCTAAAAAGCCGGCGCCCGTAAACTCGATGTTTTGTGTCAGTAAGAAGTCTTGAAACTCAGCTTCGATCTGAGCTTGCATCGGTCTACTTTGATTTTTTGGTGGGTCACCCTTTGCATATGTTGGCATTTGATATTTACAAAATTGTAGAACAGTGTGTAAGATTACAGCACTTTTTATAAACAGGACAAGTAAAATGCCAATGTATGTAAGCGGAACTTCAGGATCTGGTGGCGGTAGTTTTAATCTAGAGCCAGGTCTGCATGATGCAGTAGCCTATATGATTGCGGAGCTAGGCACAAACATGCACCAGTTCCAAAATGATGAGCCAAAGAAGCAAGAGAAGATAGCTATCTTCTGGGAAGTGCAAGGTGAGCGTGATGACGATGATAAGCCGATCACGATTAGCCACACCTATACTCGCTCGTTAGGAGACAACTCCAGGCTGAAAAAAGATTTGGAGAAGTGGCGCGGTAAGCCGTTTACTACGGAAGAGATTGTGCAGTTTGATATCGAGAAGATCCTCGGCGTGAGCTGCATCTTGGATGTGGGTAGAACCTCGGGCGATCGTCACAAGGTCGATGCGGTTTTAACCAGCAAAGGTGGTCCCAAGAAAGTGCCAACCATAAACGAACAAGAAGTGTTTGTACTCGCAGATTACATCCGTGAGTTTACGGGTCAGTCGGACGCTCAGTCCAAAAAGATGTGTGATTTGCTAGAGCTGTTGGCGCCCTTCCAGCGAGAACTGATTACCGGTTCCGATGATGGAAAGGTGCAACCATGCTTCGAGATGCAAGCAGCCAAAAAGGTAGACGGCCCAACACCACCAGCCCCTGGCTCTGATTCATCGGATGATGATGATGACGATGACTTTGAGGATGACATACCTTTTTAGGTACACTCGGCTTAATTCAGGTAGGCAACCCTTACGCTTAGTTGGCACCTCAGCGCGGTCCTGGGCCTGATAATGGCCGCATTTTTTTTGAGGAGATAACATGGCAAAGCGCGGAAGACCTAAGAAGTCCGATCCCGTCAACTCTCCATCCCATTACAAATCTGAAAATGGGATAGAGTGCATCGACGCGATGGTTGCGGCTTTTGGTAGGGATGCAGTCAATACTTACTGCAAGATAGCGAGTTTCAAATATCTTTGGAGAGCAGGGAAGAAGGATGGCAACGCAGAAGATCAGGACTTGGCTAAAATGGATTGGTATGCCTCCTTCGCTCGTGGAAAGGATCCTCGCATTCATGAATAGATATATTTGGTTACCGATCTATACAGGCTGGGCTGTTCTGTCTGCCCTGGTCCTGGGGCTCGTCATTGGTTTTGTGGGGGGCAGTTACTTTGGATTTTAAAGAAGGGGTCTATGAAAACCTGGACTATCCGACCTATGACTCAATACCCGCGATTCGATCTCACGACCTAACAGATATAGTTAGGTGTCCTTTCACCTGGAAGCACCAGGAACACAAGGAGTCGCCGGCATTGATGGAGGGCCGAGTCCAACACACTGTGTTCCTGGAGCACGAGAAGTTCCTGGATGAGTTTGCGATCGAGCCAATAGTCGATCGTAGGACCAAGGCCGGCAAAGAAGAGTACGCCGATTGGCTTGAGGGGCTCGGGGATAAGACGCCATGTAAGCAGGATCTTTACGATACCTGTATGGAACGCCGAGCAGTGGTCGAGGAGTTTGTACCCAAGCCAGAGCATAGCGTAGAGCTGACTATCTGTTTTTATTGGTGCGGTCAGCCGTGCAAAGCCAAACTGGACTGGCACACTGGCACGGATATCTGGGATCTCAAAACATGCCGTGACGCATCGCCTCGTGGCTTCCTGGCGGCAATCAATAACTTCCGGTATTACCAGCAAGCCTCGTACTATATTCAAGCTTGTCGAGCTGCTGGCTTGCCAACAGAAAAGTTTTACTTCCTGGCCCAGGAGAAAGCGCACCCGTATCCATACGCAGTGTATACCCTGGACGATGAGTCGATCGCTTACGGAGACAGTCGCAACGAGCAAGCGATGGCTCAGCTCCTGCGTTGCCAACAAGAGGATGACTTTAGACCGTTTGGGTTGGACAGTGAAGTCGAGTTCAAGCTCAGTGACCTACGATAACGATCGTGAGGCTCGTTGGGCTGCTGAGATCAAATACTATTCAGCCAGGGACGTTTATCACAAGCGGGAGCGTAGGACGCCAATTAGTAAAAAGAGCTGGCAACAATGGTGGGAGGATAAGTACGGGGAGCCATACATGGAATATGTGCATCGAATGACTGAGCGAAAAAAAAGGGGCCAGAGCCCCTTTTGATCCTTTTGAGGAACGATTCTACGAGCCGGCAGAATTTATTATGCCCTGGTCAATCAAGGCTTGCGCCGTTCTGCCGAAAGAACCTTGCAGGGTCCAGGCCAGTCCCGTATCGACCAAGTGCTGCCAAGCCTCTATGACCTGGTCCTCACTCTCTGCCTCCTCGAACCCTTCTGCGATCCCGACTGCTAAATAGTTGTCCATTACCTGGCTCCTTTCATTTTAGATATCCTCTTGGATACAGCCGCCGTGTAGGCGTCTAGCTCCTCGTGGTATTTTTTTACTTCTTTGTGAAACCTTTTCGGTATGTGTATCTGCGTACCGTCAAAGAACTTTGGTAACTCGCCGTCCTTTACCACTGCGTAGTATCTTTCGATCAGGTCTCCATCCTCACCCGAGCGGTGAGATCTCTGAAGCTCTATTACATTGATTTTGTCTGGATCACCTCGTCCCGCTACACTCGCATAGGCATCGTGGAAATTAACATCACCGTCATAGTCAATCGAGGTCGATCCATCATCCTCTTGGATCTCTGTGCAATCCGTGTAGATCGCCCACTCGTAGACCAGGTAGTCTCCTTTTTTCATTAGGCCACCTCCGTGTAAGGAACCTTCCAAACCTTTTTCACTCGGTGAAGCCGGTCACAATCTATCCAATCGAGCCAGCTCCCGTCTCTGAACACCGCTATGTGTCCTCGAACCTGTACAAGGTAAGTGCCGCCCAGCTCAGTGAGCTTTTGTGACAAAGACTTGATCGAGCCAAAGCTGCTTAGATACCGACTGTGTTCTAGCTGTACATGTTGCTGAAACAACGGCAACCAAACTTTACTATTCATGCCGCGCCCATCTTTCCTACCAGCCGCCTTGCAAGCATCAAACGCATCGTCATAAGAAATACCGCTTACGTTAGCTAGCGCCCTGACAACACAGTCTTTGCGATCGATGGCTTTTGAATATGTATCTGCATTGTCCATCACGCCACCTCCTTGTAGCTTTTGTCCCTGGTCCCGATCGTGATCGAGATATAGAAAGCAGTGTGGAAGTAATCAATCATCGAATCTGATTTGTCAAACCAGATATCTTTTTTGATCGCAACGTCTAGCTCGTTCAGGAAGTCTTTCCACTCTTGGCTCAGGGCGTCAGAGTCGTTGAACCTGTACGGGTTAACCTGGAATCTCTCCTCGCCGTACTTGTCCTTGGGCTCGTAGCCAGGACCAGTCGGCAATCGAAGCGGTCCCTCAGTGATGGTGATCTTGAGAGTAGGTGATCCCTGGCCACCCACTCGGCCCTTGAATCCTCGCTTTTTGAACAGGTCTTTCACCCGCGTCTGGATGATTTGCTTGTCCTCTTTTGAAACGTATGCCATTGGTTTACTCCTTACTTTGTTGGCTTTCCAAGACCTTCCGGTTTCGGGGCGGGGGCCACCCGCCCAGCTCGTCAGTTGGAATTACGACACTTCTTTATATGGCACATCGAACAAGAAAAAATGTTCTAAGCTCAACGAGAACCAATCGGCAACGGTGTTATCGCCATCGATAGCTGATTTGGGGAACCATGCCTGACTGGCATTGCCGGCAAGCAGAATCGCTTTGGCGGTTTCACGCACCACCTTCACGGTGGTCTCACCGTAGTAGAAGTGGTTGATTTCGATTATGTCGTTACTCATCATCTTCTCCGTTCTTGTTGGTGCCTATTATACAGATTACCGTGTCGTTGTCTACAACTTTATACAAATAGATGAAATTATTTTCTGCCGAGAATCTCAGCTATTTCAAGAACTTGGGCAGTGCTTAGGTCATCAAGCAGGGAGAGTATGAGTAGGATAGCCAGCTCTTTACGATCCTCAGCATCGAGCTGAAGTAGATCGAGCACCTGATCTTCGAGCGATTGTTTCACTCAATCGATTCCCATCGATCTTTCATCGCTTGAATAGCTTCTCTCGGGACTCCATGCACAGAGCCATAATCGTTTTGGCACTCAATAATATTCACGGTGTAGTTGTATTTTTCGGCGAGTCGTAGATAAGGCTCCATCTCCCACTTTTGGGAAAATGTGTTAGCGACCGCTATTTGTGGCTCACTATGCACCATCGCGTGTAACGTAACGGTTTCGCAATAGTGATGAGCTTGGGGCAGCTCTTTGGGATCAAACTTGTAATTACCGTCATGATCGTAAAACCAAGTGTCTGCCTCAATCAACACTCGTGAAGCTAGCCTTTTTGCCAACGTGCTCTTACCTGATCCAGGCAAGCCTCGTATCAGATAAAGAGTTTTGTGCGGATTATTTATTTTTGTCATTGATCGACACTAGGTCCACTCTCGCGTGAACCAGTTGATCCTCATCAAAATTATTGGCTTTGAGGGTTTTAACAAACTGTTTGAACAGACCAGAGTAGGAGCCGGCTTCGATCTCGATCGGCTCCTCCTGGCCATGAAAGGTGAGATGGGCTCTCAAGCAGCCAGCTCCTTATAAGACTCGGGAACCCAGACAGCCCACTCGCTACTATGTGTATCCCATAAAATGTGGCATTTCTTGCCCAACTTCTGAGTCCACCAGTCAGCGTAAATCTTCGCAACCAAGAATTGGTCACCTACAAAAGACAGCGTTGCCTCTCCGTCGTGTTCACTCACAAACTTTTGGATCGTTTCATCGTGAAGGTTATCTTCCCTTAAGTTGCCATCTTGAACAGTGGGCACCTCAAAACGATACGGCTGTTCAGAAGCGAAGTCTGTGATGAGCGTGTTCGCAAGTAAATCTATTTCTGGCTTAGTGAACTCTAGTTCGATTTTCATATTGTTTTCCCTTAGTTTGTTGGCTTTCCAAGACGCCTCGCGGCGTTTCGGCTGGATGCCATCCAGCTCTCGTCAGTTGGAACCGAAGTCTAATTGTCGCAAAATCTCTTGGCCTAGTTTATGCTGAGCTTGTGCTTTCGGCGGTAATCTGTTGTCAGCCTCTTCCGTAATCACACTCCGAAACGAGCCAAGTTCATCTTCCTCGACTAACCAGGCTCCGTTAATACCAGAGAAACTAATCTTCAAATCAGAAAACTGCTTGTGAATCTTCTTAATTTTAGAAATAGCTTCTCTACGGGATGATGCCTCTACAGCGCCGAGAAAGTATAAAAGAGTTTCGTGGTAGTCGCCGAAACCATACTCCGCTGTGTGTTCCGAATAAGAACAACCATGATCAATCGCATAATATCTAGTCATTTTATCACCTCTTACTTTGTTGGCTTTATGTAAGCTCTCTTGCTTACAGGGCTTATTGTACAGATTGCCGTGTCGTTGTCCACAATTTTATTCAATAATCTGTAATCATATTTTCATACAAATCGATCGTCCTTTTTTTATTGAACAACCAAAACACGAGAAGGTATCGATCGCCCTTAGTGACCTCTAGACCTCGATGTAGATTTGTAAAGCTGGGGAAGATCAACGCATGGCCACTAGGCAGGGGTTTCAATACACCGTGCCGGTGGAACTCTGTACCGCCACCTTTATATGCTCCTGTGTTGAGAGGAACCACTACACTGATATCGGCGCTCTCGTCGTGGTGCCAAGCGCCCTGCTTCTTTTCTGCTAGGTTGTAGTTTGCTATCTGTACGCTGGCTATCTCTCGGCACTCTCTCTGAAACAGAGAGATGATGATCGGGTTCAGAACCGTGTTAACCACAAACCACATATTGCGATAGAGCGCGGGTATATGTTCGCGCAGCACAATCTCCGGTATCTGGCGTAGCTCGTCCTCAGAATCATTTGGTTCAAATGGAATCTCTTTGACCATGTGTCCGATCTCTTCGACCATAAGCTTGCAGAACTGGCGCCTGAACAGCGGGATCCGGTAGATACCAGGGAAGACTTGTTTAGCCATTTTGGATACTGGCGTTTCTTCTAGCCGTTCCATACCATGCTTACCTGTGTATCGCGCAATCATCGGCATCGACTTCTGCACCGCGTCATACAGGGGCTGGTTTATCATCCAGTGGCTCTGCATACTAAGCAGATAGTTCTTCAATTCATACATGGTTGCAACCTTGTATAATGTTTGCCACAATCTACCAAAAGTTTATACGGAATCAAAATGACTGAGGTTGAAGATCCCAAAATAGATCGCAAGAGCTTGAGCGTTTCCAAAGAAACGTATGAAAAGATTGATGCGATCCGCACTCGTAATCGTAGAAGTTTTAAGGCCGAGTTAGAGGTCATTGTGGATGAAGCTTACGATCGTGAGTTCGGGGAAGTTGACAACCCTGCACAGTATCGGGGGGTCTAGTGCTGTCCTGGCCTAAGAGGCGAAAAACCCTTGCTGCAACCTATGAGCCTCCGATGGGCGCTGACGAGATTATAGATCTTTTCTCGCGCACAACACTCCATCACCAGGCAGCACTCCTCCGACTCATATCAAGAAACCTTATCCTAGAAACAGAAGACGGCCCTTTGATGGGGATCGACTTCGATTTTGATGTAGATAAGGCCGTCATAGTCGGTAGACCCACTGATCTTGATGAAGAACTAGGCGATAGCGCCTAGACCTCCTATACCTCCCTGTAACCGCCTTGCAAGCTCTCTGTCCTGATCAGAGGGCAACAGGGTAGGTGAATCGATAAAATCGCTCTGAGGGCCACCTGTAGTCCCTGGTAGCGGTGTAAACATTCCGATGTCTGGTTCTGGTGTTTTCTGGTCTTCTAGGGCTCGTAATTCTTCTAACCGCCTTCGCAACTCCACATTTGCTGGCGCTTGGTCCTTGCGGATCGGTCTACCCTCATCATCTGTACGGGCCGGCTTCAAATCACTTGGACCAATATCAGAAAAGTCCTCTACACCTCTAGCCACTGCGTTTGTAATAAACTGCATATACGGATTGATCGCTCTCAACGACTCAGCTAGTTGAGACGCTGCTTTACCGTCTATCAGTGCCGTGATCAAGACATCTTCGTATGCCTCTTTTTGCTTAGAAGCTTGTCGAGCTGCTAGATCATCAAACCCTCGAATCACCAACCGTTGTGGTAGCTCAATCGCTGAACGAATTGCAGAAGTCACCACACCACCTGGCGCCGCTTCCCTGGCAATAAATCTTTCCAAAGCTTGCAATGGTTGAGTAGCCGAAGTTGATTGTTTCGCTATGTAACTTATAGCCTGGGCAATCTCCGTCAACTCGGAAAAGTTTTGTAATTCTTTTGGTTCTAGAATCGCTCGTAAAGCGTTGATTTTCTCGCTTCTTTGTTTTTCTGCCCCTCGACCAAAAGCTCTCTTTGGATTTTTTATACCGATATTCTGAAGGAATTTGTTCGGCGTTCCGAAAGGCGTAACCGTATCTTTTATCGCATCAGAGAGTTTCGTCCTCAACCAATTCGCTTTTAGGTTCTGCCAGACACGAGGGTCTTCTGCAATGAGAAGCTCTTTTAATCTGTTGATCTCGCCGGCAGAAGCTTTACCGGTAAACATATTTTCAATCGCTTTAGCTCCAGCTTTAGAATCAACGGCTCTCACCGCACTAGCGATTTGTTTGAGAAAGCCTCGTTCAAAAAGTTGTAGATGACCAATATCTTGAGACCAAGTTTCTCTGGCCTTAGCGTATTGTTTGCTACCTGATTTTAGGGTCTCTACTAGCTCACCTTTTACATCCGCTACTATCGAGGCCAATCTTCTATTACCACTCCTGCCTCCTGGAGCATAAGACTCATATAAAACGCCGAGATCTTTCACGGCCTCATCCAAGCTTCTAAGATTGTCTTTGTAGCCAGTGCCAGTAAAATCAACTTTGGCGCTCTTGGGTATGCTCAGTATATCGTTTATTTGCCGAAAGACTTGGCTACGCAGTTTTCCTATTTGTGGATCGTCTATACTTGCTTGGATTCTCGATTTCAAATCGGACAAATCGAATGTTATTTCGCCCTCTTCAGCGGCATCGAAAGCTTCTTTATACAATTTGTTGGAATTTATCTTTCTTTGTTCCAACATTTTTTTGAGAGCCGAATCGTAAGCATCTAGTAAGTCTTCGTAGGCAGAACCCTCTCCCAGCTCGTCCAGCTTCTCAAACTCCCCACGCCGCCTTCCACCTACACCTATTTTGTCGAAGTACTTACCCCTGGCTAACTCATCAAAAAAATTGTCTAGCGCATCCTCCATGCGAGAAGCACGATCTTCATAGAACTCAAACAATCTTTCGGAGGTCGGTTGTTGACTCAGATATCGTTGTATTTGGCCGGCGTTGGTTTTTATTCCTTGTGCTTCAGCCCTTGTGAGTCTGATGTCGTATTTGTCTTTCGCAAGCTGCACGATTTTATCGACATCCTCTCCACCTTCAGTGAGCAGAGTTTTGAGAGCCGTCTTCCCGTCTTCACCAGTAAACTTGGCGTTAACTGTTTTGAGAACATTTTTTATGGGACTAGTGAAACCGGCTCCGATCGGGAACAAACCTATGACGCCAGCCATTGTCGCGTCTTCGACGAATTTATCGCGATCTAAAGGTGGGCCATCCAGCAAAAGGCTGGCTCCAGCTCTGACCCCATCTCCAAAAGCCCGACCACCCGCTCCTCCTATACCTCCGAGGACAGACGCCAATCCGACCTGACCCCCGACTCCTGCTGGTGAACCGAGTATGGCTCCTTTGGTCATACCGGCAACGGACCCAATCGACTCCGTAGCGAAAGTAAAAGCGGGACCAACCCAACCAAAAAAATTGTCTGCTCTGACATCCCCCAAGCCGAGGTCAACATCGGCGAACTCGTCCTTTACCGTTTGAGTCAAGGGGTCTAAGTAAGAGAGAACCGTATTGCCCTCGTCATCCTTACGATAGAAGTAATAATCCTCAGCCACTCCACCAGTGCTTGCCAGCTCTGGAAAGCGTCTTTCAAAAAGATATTGAACGCCTAGTGCGTCATCATTGGTGAGACCGGAGACAAAACCTCTGTAGAAACCAGGACCGTCTATAACATCGAGTCGTTTTTGTGTCTGCTCCTGGTTGATTCGATCGTCGCTTTTCCCTTCATCTTTGTCCTGTTTTCTTGCTTCATGATAATCTGGCAAGAAGACAAGCTCATCAATGTCGGGGAAACGAGCATAGCCCCGATTTTTTATCCCCTGGATAATAGAATCCACCTCCTGGCGGGTTCCCTTATAAATCACTCCATCGTATTCTTCGCTAACTACCTGGGGCATTTACAACCTCTACACCTTCGACTGAAACACCAGGTTCTAACCCTGCTGATGCTGCTTGTCTGATTTGCCTTTGTTGGGGAGTTTCTGAGCCTCCGTACTGGCTATACAAACCGCCGATAGTAAATTCCTCTCCCGTAGGTTCGTCTGTATCCAAATCGAATAGAAGTATCGTGGGGTTTTTCCTCTTCCAATCTATTTCCCACAAGTTCAGGGCGTTAGTTTTTTGACCTGGGCTGAGTTTGTCGTTTTGCAGTATTTTCTGAAGCTCTGTGTCTCTTTCTTGATCCTCGAAAAACTTTTGGTCGTATTTAGCCAGAGAAATCATATATTGAATTTGTTTCTTCAGACCACCTTCTGTTGCCCCCAAACCTGGCATGGAGGCTTGAAAAGTACCCATCTCCCGATCAGAAATCGGACCCTTCGTTAAGGCTACCAGCTTGAGAGCTAGCCTGGTGTTCACAGTCTGAATGAACTCTTGTGCTGGGATGTCTTCATCTTGAAGGAAACCAAAGCTGACTGCTGCTTTTCTGAACGGTAGAGTCAACTCTTCTGCTATACCAACCTTATAATCGATTGATTTTGCAGCGGCTTGAAGTTGCCGCAAATCGAATAACATTTTTTGGGCATCTTTAAAACCCTGATACGAATCGTCCTGACGCTTAACCAAGCTTTTAGCTCTCAGCTCAGACATCTTATCGTTGCCGTGATTTATTGTGACCGCGTTTTGAGGCGTTTCGATTTGCGTTGATCCTGGAAGGCCACGAGCCAAAGAAACCTCCTCTGGGTTATTCAAATCAACATCGATAGTTTCAGTGCCTGTTATGTTCCCTTGCTCATCAACTACATTGTATTGAAACTTAGCTAGCTTGGGTGCCCGTAGACCAGCCTTGATCCTTTCGAGTTCTTTGGTGTTCAGATATTTGGTCGCCGCTTGCTCATCAGCTCTAGCCAGCTCAAATGCTTTCAGTCCAGCTTGCTGATCAAGCGCCGTCTGATCCGCTTTCTTTTTTTTCAAACGCTCATTAAATGTTGCAAAACCACGGCCAGCGGCAGAAAAAGGTCCGACCGTTGGATCAGTGGTTAACATAGCCGCGCCTAAATCAGCTACCAAATCGTAAAAGCTCAACCGTTCTGGCCGACCTAAAACTTTTTTCATCCGCTCCTGATAATCCAAAAAACTTTTATCAAAATCGAAATCTTGTGCTTCTGTCTCAGCCTCTGTCGTAGTGCCGAGACTTTCTACAGCTTTCAAAGCTTCTAGTAATTCATCCTCGGCCCTAGTCGGCAAACCGACATCAGTTCTCAGTTGATCAGTATCTAAGGTAAGCGCCTGTTGCAAACCAGGCACGGCGCTTGGATCAAAAATATCCAGAGCGCCTCCATTCTCAAAACCCTTAATCTGCTCTTCCATCTGAGCCCTGCTGATAGCCATTACTATTGTTGTTGCCCGTAGAAATTGCCCAAGGCGCCAAATGCAGATAGACCTGTTCCTAGTCCAGCTTGTAATGCACTCGGCGGTGGAGTGAACTGAGTCTGCTGCTGGAACCGACCGGCTGGCGCCATCGCCACAAATGGTTGCAAGGCTTGGAACTGAGCTAGCGGAGCTTGTTGCGCTTGCAGTAACGCAGCTCTTTGTGCGTCTAGTTCCCGCTGTCTCTGCTGTTGTTGCTGAGCACCGATGCCTGATAACGCACCAACGTCAGCGGCTGTTGCAGCTTGTTGTTGTTGACCCAGTCCGGTTATGAAACCACCCAGACCCTGTTGAGCTGATTGCAATGCTTGACCTTGTCCCGCCATCGTGGCGCCGATACCTCTCTGCAATCCACCGAGCTGGCCGGCTACACCAAGACCTGTCTGACCAGCTTGCAATCTAGCTTGTGCCGCTTGCTGCCCGAGCTGATTGAGTTGCTGACCAACGCTTTGGCCGGCTGAGAATCTTTGTTGCGCTTGCTGTCCTACCTGACCAGCTAGTCCTGTAGTCGCACCAAATCTCTGCCCACTGAGACCAGCCAATCCAGATGCGGCAGCTCGTGCTGCTTGTTTTTGCCTTTCATCTTCACTGATGGCCGTTTGTTGGGCTCGTTGGAATCCTGCTGATCTCAAACCGCCAATCTCTTTTGCAAGACCGCGACCGAGAGCCTCTGCTCTTTCTTCTGCGCTGAGTCTCGCTCTGGATCCGAAAGCAGACTCACCACCGGTTGCGATGTCTCTGGCTCTCTGAGCGATATCTCTCTGTGCCAGACCTTTGAATGCATCCTCTAAAGTTTGATCGATAACCCTTTGCTCAAAAGGATCCATAAACCTTTCGGTTTCCGCAACGATGTCGGTTCTTGGGGTCGTTTGTCTGAGCAGTCTTTCAGACTCGCCCAAGGCTCCACTGAGCTGTTGAGTAGCCAACGTACCAATGCCTAGCGCATCTGTGAGATCAGATCTCAATCCACGCTCAGCGGCTAATGCTCTCTCTTCTGCTCTTGCTCCACCGCGCAATTGATCTAAGAGAGCGCGATCTCTTTGATCTAGGGCGAATCGAGATGCTTCTCTGAGTTCTTCAAGCGCCCTTCTATCTGCTTCGGCCTGTCCCGCAAAGCCTCCGCGCAATGATCCTAGTCCTTCCCTACCGAGGCGTAAGGCCTCTTCTATAAATGGTTGTTGTACACCGACCGCCTGTCGTTGTAACTGAAAAGCTCGTAGTTGGTCTGGCGTAAGACCCGCAATCTCTTGAGGTATGACGATCGGTCTGCCTTGATCGTCAAAGAATACTCTCTCTGCTGCGCGAAACGCCCCAGGGATGAAGCCCCCTTCACCGTCTAAACCAAACAATAATTGTTGGGTGAGCGGGTCTAACCGAGTTTCGGTTTGCGTAATATTAGCAACGAATGGTTCTTCTTCAGTTAACGCAGATTCAGCCATCAGCTAGCCCTCGCCTGGTTAGAAAACATATCCATCATTTGGTACATAATCTGAGTGCCACGCTCTCTGCTCTCCTTCCCGTTTGGCTTCAGCGTTATGATACCTCCGTCACCCTTACTCAGATCAAATGCTCCTGCTCCTCGGACGGCTTGCGCTTTCATAACAAACTCACCGTCACTCAGCATGGCTGGAATATCGTCACTGGTCTCTGTACCAGGTCCGTTTATCTTTCCATCCATCGCTTTGAATTCTTCCATCTCGACACCGCCGCCTTCTGCGTATGCCATCACAGGGCCACCCATGTATTTCTGCTCTGGGGCTTTCCTGCCGCCACTCAATGTCGGAATAGTGCCTCGAGCCATTAAACCAAACTCTCTCGGATCGACATCACCTTTGCCCATGCGTCGAGCTATCTCTTGCTCAATGTTGAAACGCCCCATTGCATCCATAGTTGTAAGCGGAGTTCGAGGTACGCCTCTTCTGTTCTTGGCTTCATCAAATGCAAGCTTTCCTAGTAAAGCAGCTATACCGCCGGTAACTAATGGGCTCATGCCACCGCCTTGACCACCACCGATTCCACCGCCCAAAATATCGCCGACTAAACCAAAGTTGCCTTTATCGTCTGCTCCTCCTCCGCTAATAAGGCTCGAAAGGACATTGCTCTTTTGCGAGTCTCCTCCGACTGCTCGTAATATTTGATCTGGGGTCAAACCAGCTTCTGAGAGTTTTGTTATTTGTTCCGAGAGAGCTGGGTCTGCACTAGCCCTCTCCATCAAGATTTCGCTAGCAGTTTTCGACCCCGAGGCTGGAAGCGTCATCGAAAAAGGATTTTTCAAAGCTCCTGTCAACGTCCCTACTAAATCACCGGCTCCAGCTACAGCTCCTCCAGCAACTGGACTGAGACCAGGTATCCCCAAACTGGCAACCTTTCCGAGTCCGGTTTTTGCTAACGCTCCTATTCCCCCTGCCAGTTTACCCAAACCGACCTTGCCGAGTGCCGCGCCACCCAG